ATATTTAGATATCTACGAGAAAATAATCCTAGTATTAAACTTAGTATGCACACTAACGGCAGCGCTCGAAGTAAAAAATGGTGGCACGATCTTGCGTATTTAAATATAGACGTAACATTTGGCATAGATGGTCTTGCAGATACACATCATTTATATAGAGTATCTACTAACTGGTATAAAATTATTGAAAATGCAAAATCATTTATTGATAACGGCGGCACCGCAGAATGGGCTATGCTAGTCTTTAAACACAACGAACATCAAATTGAAGAATGTCGTGCCATTGCAAATGAAATGAACTTTACTAAATTTACAGTAAAACATACTAATAGATTTAAAAATGACAAATGGGCAGTATTAGACGACGATGGCAAACCTACACATTATTTAGAACCAACCAGTAAAAGTCAATCGATGATACCTCAAGTACAACAGTCTATTCAAATACAGTCGCCAACTATACGTTGTAAAGCAAAACATCAGTCACAAATTTATGTTACAGCAACAGGCGTAGTAAGTCCTTGTTGTTGGTTAGACTATGGATGGATACTTCCCTCTCAAGATAATAGAATAGATTATATGGAAAGAATAGGAACATTTCCAACATTACAAAAAATGTCTTTAAAAGATATATTCGATTCTAATTATTTTACAGAAATTGAAAAAACCTGGACAGACACTCCGTTGCAAGAGTGCAGTAAACAGTGTGGTATTTTTGATAAGTTAGGAGCACAATTTGAAAGTTAATATACAAGACGTACTATTCTGGATGGATGCAATTCGCAACAGCGATGACAAATACCGCACACTTGAAAGCTTCTGGAAAGGACAAGTTAACAGCAAAGTTTGGCTTGCTGATGCATTACGTGTAAACTACGTTGACGACGATGCTCGTATTGTAATATACGGTGGATGGAATGGTGTGCTTTCTAGTATTTTATTCAACAGTAGTTTGAGCATAGAGCATATTACAAGTGTAGACATTGACGAAGATTGTCAAGAAACTGCCTACACAGTTAATAAAAACTATGAAATAGCAGGAAGATTTGATGCAGTAACCGCAGATATGTGCGAATACACAGAACCTGCTGACATTGTTATTAACACAAGTTGCGAACACATTACACAAGAACAATACGAACAGTGGTTGAGCATTCAACCAGACGATGCATTATTTGTAATACAAAGTAACAATTACTTCGATCTCGATGAGCACGTTCGCTGTGCAACCGACATTAACGACTTTATGCGCATGAGTAAAATTAAACCATACTGGCGAGGAGAATTCGAAACTCCTAAATATACTCGATATATGATTATAGGTAAAAAGAAAAATGTCTAATCTAAAGAAGTATCAGGATCAGATAGAACAAGTATCTGGAACTCCTGCATTCTGTGTTTTACCTTGGATACACTTGGCAACTCGTCCAAACGGCGATATGCGACTATGTTGTACTGCTAATGCAAGCGGCGCCGGCAATAATCATACGGTTGGATTAATTAAAAACAACGACGGCAGTCATGCTAACTTTGAAAAAATTACTCCTATGGAAGCATGGAATAGTGACTTTATGAAAAATGTTCGTACTACTATGCTTGAAGGGAAAATACCAGCAAGTTGTACAGGGTGCTTTAAGGAAGAATCACAAGGAATCGTTAGTAAACGCATTTGGGAAACTGGAACTTGGTACAAAGACGAAGGCATTGATATAAAAGAATTAATACGTCAAACTGAAGAAGATGGCACTGTTCCTGAACGTTTGCAATATTTAGATTTACGATTAGGACATACGTGTAATATCAAATGTGTAATGTGTAGTCCGCATGATTCAAGCAAATGGGTTACAGATTGGCAGAAACTTGTTCCGCAGTTAGAAGACGAATCTGTAAAGAAACAGATGACGTGGAATAAAAAAGAATTTAATAACAAGTGGCACGAAAAAGAATCATTCTGGAATGAACTTTACGCACAAATACCTAATCTAAAACAGGTATACTTTGCAGGAGGTGAACCGCTAATGATTAAAGAACATAAAATGTTTATAGAAGAAATCATTAGACAAGGGTATCAAAACAATATTCTATTACGTTATAACTCAAATGGACTTCTTGTTGACAACGAACTAATTGAACTGTGGAGTAAGTTTCGAAAAGTTAAATTTGCAGTTAGTGTTGATGCAAGTTTTGAACGCGATGATTACATTCGCTTCCCTACAAAGTTTGCAGAAGTTGAGCGCACACTACATATGCTAGACAATACGCCTGATAATATACATGTTAGTATAGCAACAGCAGTGCAAATATTTAATATTAAACATATACCTGATTTCTTAAAATGGAAAGTAAACAGTAACTTTAAGAAAATGAACGTTGGGTTAATTGATGGCAACATCATGGGTGGCGGCCTAGTAAATGCACACCTTGTACATATACCTACCTTCCTCAATATTACAATATTGCCAGAAACAGACAAGCAAGATATAAGAGAACGGTTTGCAGAACTAAAGCAATGGTTATGGGACAACTATACACAGAACGATGAGTTTTGGATACACAATCCTAAAGGATGGCGACAATGGGAAGGATTATTAAAGCATATGGACAGTAGGGACAATAGCCATTTATTATCAGGGTTTAAAGAATATGTAACTAAGTTAGATGCAATTCGAGGATTAGACGCTGCAACTATATTTCCAGAATTGGCGCATTTATTATGATAACAGAAATTAAATCCACTCACAATCCTAATCGGTTAGAAATTCGATGGGCATTAAGCAATGTCTGTAATTTTAAATGCGCTTATTGTTTTCCAGGCAGTAACGAAGGAGATCAGAGATTTCCAACTAATTTAGAATTATTAGTAGAAAACTTTAATCATATGTTTGATTACTATAAAAAGAATTTAAATAAAAGGTTTTTTGATCTAAAGATATTGGGCGGTGAACCTACATTATGGAAAGATATTGAAAAGTTTATTTCTAAAATAAAAGAAAATCATAACATTTATATTAGTATTATTACAAACGGTAGTAGAACTTTGCGATGGTGGAAGAAAAACGGTCATTTATTTGATAACGTTATATTAAGTTATCATCAAAAGTTTGGCAATTTACAACACATGATCGACGTAGCTGATATTCTATACGCTCAAGGTAAAAAAGTCACAGTTCATGTACTCATGGATCCTACATGTTGGGATCAGTGTGTAAGTGATATAGAGCATATGAAAAAATATGGAAAATATAAATGGATGATACAAACCAAAGAAGTTGTGTCGACAAATTTATTTAAAAGTTTTTATAATGAGTCGCAAAGAACTTATTTGCAAAAAGAATTAAAACAATATCCGAGTGTATCTTGGTTAGTTAAAAATTTAAAATTATTAGTAAACGGCAATATTAAAATATTTGAAAGTAGATATATTAAGAATAATAAAAAACACTTTGCAACACCGCAACATTATATTACAACAAAACAAAATAATTTTAAAGGCTGGCAATGTGCAATAGGATTAGAAACTATCTATATTGAGTATGATGGGTTAATTAAAGGAAGCTGCGGTCAAAGTATTTTAGATAATAATAATATTTTAGATATTGAATTTAAACAAAAATTTAAACCTAATTTTTCACCTGTTATTTGCAAATTTAATTCTTGTAGTTGCCCTCCTGAAACTCATGTTACTAAGAAGAAACTTTAGTTAACGGAATATCAGCAGCACATGTACACCATTTACGTGTACATGTAATCGGAGTAATCGGCGATTCAAAAGTTCCTTCGTAGATGTTACCTAAACTGCCACCTACTCTACACGTAGCCCTGTATACTTCACCATCCCAATTAATCATTAAACTTTCTAAGCCAGCATTACACTGCCATCCTTCAAACTGATTCCACTTATGCTTTATAATATCATTAGCATGAAGTTTGTGTTCATTGTCAACAACACAGTTTGCCTTTACAGTTGCAGTCTTGCTTAGTATCCACTCTAAATCTTTTTCTTTGTAGCGCATATCGTCAAACCATTCGCGATCATCTGCTTCGGTCCATCTGATACGTCTGCAAACATACGGAATATTATGTCCTTCTAACAAGATAGCCGCTGCTCGTACGTCATCCATGTGTTCGTGATGTGCCATTAAATTAACTTAAAACAAGGTAGGCATACTCTCCATATCTAACAATTGAGAATACCTAACAATGTTTTCAGCAGCTCGTATGTTATGCTCGTTATCAAAATGCAAACTAAACACCCACTGATTTACCGGCTGTTTAATATACCACTCTGCACTGCGCAGTCCATTAGTTGTGACACTAAGCCATTGTAATCTTGCTTTTGCACATTCCAGTATGTCATTAATTTTAGGATGCACAGTGGGCTCTCCACCAGTTAAACTTAGTCTTATTGGTTTATTAATCTTCTCCAATTCATAGATTGTATTAATCATAACATCTAAGTCAGTATGTGGGCTAAAGTTGTCGTGTATTTCTGCAGGACAATATCCGCAATCTAAGTTACATCGTTTACCTATATTCCATTCAACATGGATACTATCTTGATGCCCCCAACGACTTTCTACCTTATACATACGGTTTAAATTCCGGATTAACTGTAAGGAAGTCTTGCGAGCGAGTTTTATCTAATGCACGATTAAAGTTTACGCAATCTTGCCAGTGTGTGTTGTGCATACATTTTGCAGTTAGAAAGTTTATATTATCTTGTATTTGCTGTAGAGTAACTTTTTTAAGTAATTCACTATCTTGAATAGCAGGATATTCTAGTATATCTGCCTTCATCATTTCAAGTTTGCGGACTACACGTTGTTTTAATCTAGGCGGCAATGTTTGTGCAGATAGTGCCATAGGATAGTTTACTCTGTGCGAATAAAACACAATGCCTAGTTTGTTGATAAAATAATCAATAACTTTGTCGATTTGCATAATGTTATTTGCTTGTACAGTAAACGCACCTACTACCCTACTTACGTTAGGAAAGCTTTTAAACACTTCGATATTATCTTCTATTTCGCTAAATTTGCCATTTCCTCTGATGTACTCGTAAACATCGTGTATACCGTCTATACTTACGTTTACAGCAATGCTTTTAAACTTGGGCCAATAGTCGTGTATAGTACGTCCGCCCTTAATGCCTAGTGTAGTGCCGTTTGTAGCGTATTTTAATTCGATATTGTTGCCGTACTCTGCAAGTTTGTCTAGTATTTTGTAATGATACGGATCCATTAGTGGCTCACCGCCTGCAAACTCTACTCTTCGAAAGTAGGGCAGTAGTTTTTCAAAACTCGCCCACCAATTTTCGCTATCATCAAACGGTCCAATATACTTGCCAGGAGTATCTGTAAGTTTGTCTATAATAGGAATAAGAATGTTATCTTCTTTTTCATAAAACGGCTTTACTTCGTTCCAGTCTTTCCAGCTAGTACTGTCTAGTGGATTGCACATACGACATTTTAGATTGCACAAGTTGTTTAGTTTAATCTCCATAGTCGGAAACTCAAATGGCATTGTATAATCTTCGTTTAAAGCGTCTAGTGCGTTAGGGTACAAGTTGATCCTAGCTTCGGGTATTACCCCTGCTGTATGACGCTGTCGTAAGCTCTGTACCCCCTGATCTTCAAGATCGAAGCACGG